AAAATAAAAAAATTGAATTTATTATTATATAACTAATATATAATAATAAATATGCTTCTTGATACGAATGTTATTAATGAAATATTTACTTTTTGGTTTCCAAATGAAAATTATAACAATTTTTGGTTTGATAAAATTTTAGATTTTGATTCAACAATAAAAACAAAATATTTTGCTCTTTTGCAAAATGTATTTGTAGAAATTAAAAATTATGATTTATTTGGAATGACATCAGATGAAATGATTGCGCTAATAATTATATTAGATCAATTTTCACGAAATATTGAAAGAACAATAAGTGATAGTGAATTAAAATTAATGAATTCTCTAACTATTCACGAAATGACAGAAGAAGCTAATCGTTTATCAAAATATTGGATTAGTCGTAAATATTATTTAACGGAACCAATTAATAAAATTGTTTTTGCCTTAATGCCATTAAGACACCTAAACAGAGTTCACGATTATAATATTATCATCCAAATATTGGATGAAATTAATGATAAATATAAAGGTAATAATCTTTATACTAAATTTAAGTATCAAACGATGAAAAGGTTAGAATTATTAAAATAAAATTATTTTATTATCTATTATAAAATAATGTCTATAATCAATTCTTCTGAAAATATTATTATACAACAAAATAATATTTCTAATAAAATTCAATATAATATTAATTCAGGACCTTGGATTAATATTAATAGTTGGCCTGTAACTATACAAAATTTATCTAATAATTTAATTCAGGTATTAATAAATACTAATTTAACTATTAATAATAATTATTATTTTATTTGTGGTAGTAATAATATATTATTTGAAGGTAATAACAATAATATTACAATAGAATCAGGTTCTTATGATTTTTGGGGATTAATAAAAAATGGTGGTGGCAGTATAGAAGGATTTGATAATATAACTATACAAAATATTATAATTTATTCTTCTAAACAAATCAATGAATATGGAGGTTATTTATGTTGGTTTGATTATGGTTTAGGTTGTATTAATAATAAAATAATAAACTGTTCAATTAATCCATCAATCATTATTAATTCAGCTATTAATTTAGATAATTGTGGTGGTATATGTGGTTCAAGTGTTGGTACTAATGGAAATGTATCTATAATTAATTGTAGTTTTAATGGTAATATTAATGGAACAAGTAGTGGTGGTATATGTGGACCAAATACTGGTTTAAATGGAGGAAATATAACAATAACAAATTGCTTTGTTAATGGTAATATTTCTGGATTAAATTCTGGTGGTATTTGTGGAGAAAATACTGGTAATAATGGAATTGTTACTATTGATAATTGTTATACATCAGGTAATATTTTAGGAAAAACTTCTGGTGGTATATGTGGTCAAGGAACTGGAATTAATAATGGTTTAATAACTATAACAAGATGTTTTACTATTGGTAATATAATAAATAGTAATAATGATGGAGGCGGAGGAGGTATTTGTGGTATGTTCACTGGTAAAAACGGAAAAGTAAATTTAACAAATTGTTATACAATTGGTACCATTAATGGTTATAATTCGGGTGGTATCTGTGGTAGAAATACTGGTTCTAATAATGGTTTGGTTAATATAACTTCTTGTTATACTATTGGAAATATATCTGGTACTAATTCTGGAGGTATATGTGGTTCTGATGCTAAAATTGTTAACATAACAAATTGTTATAGTTCTGGAAGTATATCTGGTACTAATGCATCAGGAATATTTGGAAATAATAAAGCTATTAATACATCAATATCAACAAATTGTTATTCAGCAAATGGTACATGGTCAGATGCTACTGCAAATACGCTTTTAATAAATGCTCCAACAAGTCTTTATGTTAATAATCCTGCAACTACTTGGACAACAAAAGAAATAAATAAAGAATATATATTATCTTGTTTTAATGACGATATTTATACACCTAATAATTATACAAAATCATTTAATTTAGGTCAACATATTAATTACGTTAGTAATCCTGGATTAGTTGGAAAACAACATAATTTAATAAGCATAAATAATGCAGAACCTCCAAACAATATAAGTATTTCAAATAATGGTGTATTAACATTTAATAATATGCATCCTAACATATCTACCACATATATTGCTAAAGTATTTTCTTATACTGATATTAATTATGGATATAATTTTAATACATTTACTTTAGATTTAATTATTAATGCAAATAGTTGTTTTTTAGAAGGAACTTCAATTATGACTAATAAAGGTATAATTCTTATTGAAAAACTTGATACAGAAATACATACAATTGACAATAAGAAAATTATAGCTATTACAAAATCAATCATAGAAAATGGATATTTAATATGTTTTGAAAAAAATGCATTAGAAAATAATATTCCTTCTGAAACAACAATTTTAAGTATTAATCATTCGGTATTTAATAAGAAAAAAAATAAAATGATGAAAGCATATCAATTTTTAGAAGAATATAAAAATGTTTATAAAATTAAAAAAGAAAAAGCAATTTTATATAATATTTTATTGGAAAAATATGATAAAATTATTGTAAATAATTTATTATGTGATACATTACATCCTGGAAATACTTTAGCAAAACGATATAATAATAATAATATTTATTATAATCAGCTTAAAAATTTATTTAATCCTATTTTATTAAAAAAATATAATTTTATTTGAATTTTATTATATATTACTTAAATAACTTTTATAATTATATATAATGAATACAAATTTAATAAATGGACTAGAAAAATATGGATTTATTATTAATGATGATTTTTTAGAAAAAATAAATAATAGAGATGAAACATATATACATAACATTATTTCACATTTACCAGTTTTTATAGAATATGAAATTGAAGGATTTAGAAAATCAAATACAATAATAAAATATATGGATTTAAAAAAATCTGGTGATAATAAATTTATATTAGATAAATATATTAGTGAAGGAACTTATAATAAATCATTTATTGCAAAAGATACAAATAATAGTAATAATTTAGTTGCATATAGAGTATTGAAAGCACCTATAATAAATGAATCAGATAAAATAGAAAATTTTATAGAATATTTTATTCAAGCTTTTTTAAATGTATATTGTGAAAATAATAAACATAATAGAATTTTAAAATTAGATAAAATAGGATATTCTATAAAAAATAATTCGATTTCTTCAATCTGTGATTTAATGAATGGAACATTATATTATATCTTAATTAAAACTAAAATTGAACATAAAACAAAATTAAGTATTTTAATTAAAGTTATTAATATAGTTATTAATTTATTAATAGATTTACAAAAAAATTTTAATTTTACACATAATGACTTAAAATCGGATAATATATTTTTCAAATTTAAAAATAATAATGCAGAGGATTTATATGATGTAAATAATTTAAGTTTTTATATCGGTGATTTTGATTCATCTATATTAAAAATTGATAAACATTATATTGGGAATAATTATTATAATGAAAATTATACATTTAATAAAAAAAAAGATTTATTTTTATTAATCAATTCATTATTTTTTTCATTTAATAGTGATTTGTGGAAAGAAACTTTTTTTAATAATTTTAAATTAGTTGAAAATATTAATGGTAATTCCGATATATTTCATTCTTTATATTCATATAATGATGATAAAATAGATGATATGTATGATCCAATTAATTTTAGAAAATTATTTGATTCTTATTATGGTAATATATATTCAACAAAATATAAGATCGATTATCAATAAAATTTATCATAATTAATATAATGATTAATAAAAAAATATTATTAATAAATACAAAACCTAAAAAAAAAGATATTTTACAATCAATTTTGAAAATATATTTAGTTAGACACGGATATGCTAATAATAATCATGGCATTTTTGAAGAAGATTCTACTTTAATGGATTTTGGTATTAAACAAGCTACTGATATAAATGAATATTTAAATAATATTAAATTTAATGCTATTTATTGTTCGCCATTATCTAGATGCATTCAAACTTCACAATATGCATTAACAGGTAAAGTAATTCAATTAGATGATAGATTAGTTGAAATTGCATCAAGTATTTGCGATCAACGGAAAAATAAAGATGAATTAGTAGACTATATTAAAAAAATTAAAACGAATAACTATATTTTAAGAAATATAGAAAATGAATATTTCTTTACTATCGAATCAATTGAAAATTTAAGAGAACGTGTTATTAATTTCTTTGATTATATAATTAAAAATCATCCAAAAGGAGGAACTATTTTAATATTTAGTCATTATGAATGGTTAAGAATATTTTATAAATTAGTTACTGGTGAAAATTCTAGCTTTGATAATTGTCAAATAAAGATTGTTCAACTTGATTTAAATAAAAAAAATTGAGCTTTTATTAATTAAAATTTATATTTTATTAATAATGTCCCCTTTAAATATTCAATTAGAAAATAATGAAATTATAATTAATTTTTTTGCAACGTGTATAATGCCAATGATAATAACCTTATTAGCCATAGCTGTTACATCATTATTATGTAATACATATACAAAGAATGAAGATGATGAAGACGAAGATGATGATAATGATGAAAATAATGACAATGAAGATGAAAATAATGAAAACGAAAATAAAGATGATAATGAATCAACACCTGATGAAAATGCAATAGATAATGATACTAGTGATGATGATGAAAATGAGTATGTTAACGACAACCAACAATATACATCAGTCTTATACAAATCATTTTCTCTATTAAATAAAAAACAATTAATAAAAATAACTGGTCAAAAACATAAATATAAAAATAAAGATGAATTAATAGTAATTGCTATGTATAAATTTATGATAAAATCTATTGAAAAATCAGATTCTTTACCAAAAGGAATTAAAGTTTTTGTTCTAGCTAACAAAAAAATGATGAAAGAAGAATTACTCGAATTATATAAGATTCCATCGAATGAAACATCTGATGATGCAAAAGAGATTATAGATTAATAATAAAAAATTGATAAATATAGTAATTACATTTAAATATCTTATTATTAATGAATATTCCCTTTAATCCCGATAATATATATGATTTTATAAAACTTATTATGATACCAATAATATTAACATTATTATTAATGGTAGTAACAATGATTATTTCTAATTTATATGTTGAAACAACTGAAAGAAAAATAAATAATACTTTATTTGAGTTAAATAAGAAACAATTATTAAGAATTACTGGACAAAAATATAAATACAAAAACAAAACTGAATTAGCTGAAATTGCAAGTAATAAAATTAAATGTAGATCAGTCTAATTTTAATTATTATTTTATTTTATAACCTATTAAGGTTTCTATATATTAATAATATATGAACCAATATATGTTGTATTATAAGTAGTTAAATTATAGGTTATTGTATATGTACCATTATTTGTAAATTTATTAATAAATGTATTTATATTTGATGCCATAACTACTGAATTTAATGTCCAATAAGAACTTTTAAATTTATATATTCCTTTAATATTTGTTGTAAATGATATATCTTGATATAATACAATTGGATTAATAGAAGGTGTTATTGTAATACTTACATTTTGATCAATTAATGGTAATAATATAGGTGGTGTAGTATAATTTTTATAAGGATGTACATTTTGTAAACTTGATTGTATGCCCCATTTCCAAGAAAGATATCCTTCAATTTGTTGCCTTTGATTATCTGTTAAAACTGAATTATATATAATTACTTCTGATATAGTACCATTTAAATGGAAAGATGTATTTTTACCACCAATACTTGTTACACCACTTGAAAAATTATTATTTATATTATTGGAACCAATTAAATTACCATTTAATAAAATTTTTATATTACTATTATCATAATTATATTCTGCTAAATACCTTGTATTTTGTAATAGAGTTGTTGAAGTTTGTAAAAGTCCAGCAATAGAAAGAGAACTATTTGATATTTGAAAAGAACATCCGTCTTGAGAATTAGTATCAATTAATGATTGTTTATTAGTTGGTATATTAGTAGTAAAAACTATAAAAGCTGATTCTGATTGTAAAGATGAAATATAAGGTGTTGTAAAATAATTATTATAACCATTGAAAACAATATTATTATTATTTGAATTATATGTTGGATTATTTACTGGTGACGCATTATTCATTAATCCAGATTTATCTTTCCATAATACTACATTAGAGCCATTTAAAATAATTGTTGATTTATCTTTACAATCTAACCATAAATTTAATCCTAATATTGCTAGAGGACTAAAGTTCATATATTTAGATTCAAATGTAGGTGAACCCAAATAAAATGGATGTGTATTTGATAATTTATTTTGTAATCCCCATTTCCAAGCCAAGTAACCCTCTATCTTTTGTATTTCTGATTGAGATAGAATTGTATTAAACCAAATAATTTCTGCAATATCTCCCTTATGAAATAAATTTGAATTTTTACCACCAATAATTAAACTTCCAGTATCATCTAGATAGGGATAATTTCCTGCTGAAAAGTAACCAGTTCCTATATTTCCAACAGATACACTATTTCCATTATTATTTATTAATACATTTGATGGTGAATTACCTGAATCATTTAAAAGTAAACTGGTAAATTTATAAGAAGTATCATTTACTATATTATAAGAAATAGTATTATTGCCATCATTTTTTGAAATACCAAAATTAGATGTATTATTTAATGAATAACCTAATACTTGATTTTGATATGATATTAATGCAGATGTGACAGATGGATTTTTTGAATTGAATACAAAGAAAAATGTACCACCACTAAATGATGATTTAAAAAATGGTAATTGATATGATTGTAAGTAACTATTATCAAATCTAACCAATGATAAGTTATTTAAATAATTTAATAATACATTAGGTGTATTTGTATTTTGTGTAAAATAATATTTATTCGGTGATTTATCTCTCCATAATTTTAATGATTGATTATTTGATGATAACATTGTATTTAAATTAATATCTATAAACATATTAGATATATCAGCACTATCTAACCAAGTTGTAACATTACCAGAATTGTATGGTGTAAAAGTATCAGTTATTAATTGATTGATTGATATATTTTTATATAAATGATTTGATGGTAATGATGGAACAATACCCCATTTCCAGGCTAAATAACCTTCAACTTGTTGTCTTTCACTATTAGATAATATTTTATTATAGATAATTACTTCTGAAATAGAACCATTAAAAAATCCAGTATTTAATGAACTATTTACACCTATATTTATATTTTGTTCATTTGTGGGTGTAAAACTATTGGTACTAATTTGTAATAAACCACTATTATATATTGAAATATTAGATAAATTTAATGTATATTCTAACATCACTGTATTTCCTGAAATTGGTTTTGATGCTGTCGCAAAACTATTTATATTTAATGAATTTGAAAGAATAGCAAATTGTCTTGAACCATTTATATTTCCACAGATGATATTTTGTTCACCACCTGTATTATTTGTATTTAATATAACAAATACTGTTTCATTTGATAAAAATGTATATGGTATTGTAAAATAGTTACTTGAACCATTTAATTGTATACAATTATTATTTGAATTATAAATTGGATTATTTATTGGTGTTCCATTATTACCTATACCAGATTTATCTTGCCATAAGGTAATTATATTATTATTTAAATTAATTGTTGATACATCGCTTGCATCTAACCATAAACATAAGTTTGATAAACTTGTTGGTTTAAATGATAAAATATCAGATGTTTGTGGATATCTTAATTTATATGTATGATTAAATGGTAAATTATTTTGTAAATTCCATTTCCAAGCTAAAAATCCTTCAAGAATATTAACATTATCTAATGAAATATTTGAATTACAATAAATGAAATCATATAAATTATAATTAGATTCATAAGCATTATAACTACCAAAAGAAGTAAAAGTAGCATTTATATCATTAGGAATATTAAAAAGACCATTTATTGTAGACGAATCTAATAATCCATTGA